ACCACCGCTACCAGTAGAAGTATGGACGGTGTTACTTACAAGAACTTTGTGATAGTTGATGATTTTACCCTTATGGTCTCTGGAATAACCATAAAGAAACTTGTCACTCGGTTTCATAGACAACCTTTGCACCTGTTGTTCCCCATACATTGTGATACTGAAAATTGATTCTGCCTGTTTTATAGTAATTCGCTTTCAATGTTCTGCAAACACCATCAGGCATTTCATTCAAAGGAAGGACATTACTCGGTTTCAATGACTTGCGTAACCCACCAATATCCACCATCGTTTATTCTTGTGTGTATCGTTCCGGCAATTCCAGCCTTATTATACATCTGGTTATAGATGTCTATGAATACCCCCCCCTATTTGGGAGGTCGCCTTTCTCAATCCATTTCCGAAACCGTTTACCGCCTGTCAGTTCACGTTGTTTCATAGATAACTCCTACACCCATACGAGGGTAATGTTTTGTATTCAACATGTTTGCCACGCTAACAAAATCGTATGTGGCTGTCAATGCAGGTGCATTCCCGTCTGCCGTTGTAGGCAATCCAACCTGTCTGACAGGGGGGGGGGCTACGGTTTTAACACGTCTCGTACACATAGCATACTGCCGTCTTTGGGAAATGTTTAAGTGTTGTATAGTCCTTGATTGCCGCATTTTCGTCTGAGCGACAAAGAAGTTTTCAAAGTCTGTATCTTCATCTTCTTCATCTGCTGCTGCGCATTGAGGTCTGCCTGACAATTCTTCTTCCAGACTTTTCTCACAGAACCGAGCAAGCATTTCGTCTGAAAGAAAATACTTCTCGTCAACGTCTTCTTCAAGAACATCTGCGAGACATAACTGCAATGGTTGTGGCTTTGGGAAACAATACTTGGGTATCTCGTTTATATCGTCAATCCTTATGCTAATAAGAAAAATGCGCTCTCTGTTTTGCGGAACACCGAAATCCTTTGCATTGAGGACTTTGGCAAAGTTCTCATAACCCAATCTTTCAAGTTCATTCTGCCAAAGATTGAAAACACCGATAAACTTTCCACTTACCATAGCCTTGACGTTTTCCAACATCAGAAATTTCGGCCGTTTTGCCTTTACGCAGTCTCTCACATTCCAGATGATGCTCGACCTCGTTCCACTACCCTCAGTAAAGCCATGTTGTAAACCAGCCTGGCTGATAGATTGGCAAGGCGTTGAATAACTCAGAAGGTCGAAGTCAGGTAAATCCTGCCACCTTATCTTTGTAATATGACATGAAATATAATAAGAACAACAAGCTAAGACTATTTGAAATTTGCGCAGGATATGGTTCACAAGCCCTTGCACTCAATAGGTTACGAGAGATTTATCCCGATTTTGACTATGAGTTAGTCGGATGGGCTGAGTTCGATCCAGAAGAAGACGCGAACCCGGATATCAACAAACAGCCTGCCGTAATCGCCCACAAAGTGCTGCATCCTGATAGTGCAGATAAGAATTGGGGCGACATTACAAAGATAATGTTACATCAAAATGGTAATTCGCCCTGCTCCGGCTCATAGTGTTGCTTGTTCCTGCCTTTTGAATCGTCATAATGTATTTCTCCGGCTTTCTTGGTATCACCAGTATAGTTATAAAAGTAAGTGGATTCCTTGTCAAAACCAACGATACATGTAAAGGTGCCGATATTCCTGCCCTTACCGACAATAAGTTCGGCCGTATTACCTGTCGGGACTGACGGATAATCATCATATCCCTTGCCGTATTCAGACGGTCTCCATATCATCATTACGGTGTCAGCGGCCTCGACTATCTGACCAGATGCCCTTACCCTGCCAAGTGTCGGTTTCGGATCTGTTATGTTTCGTGCAAGCTGTGACAGAGCCACAATACAGATCTGCAGTTCCTTTGCGACATTCTTCAACCTTCTCGCAATAGATCCCAAGAATTGCTCCTGGTTCTTCACGGTCCCGACTGATCCTAATATCTGAAGATAGTCAATACCGACAAGCCTCACCTTTAATCTTTTCACATTGCGTCTTATGCTGCTGATAATGCTATCTATGGATATTGTTGACTCATCATCAAAATATATCGGCAGGTCATCCGTCTGTTTCAATGCCTGAGAGAACTCATTCATCTGCCAGTCGTCAAGACGTTTGTATTGTATGATTCCAGAACTTATCTTTGCTTTCGGGGCAACGATCCTCGCTGCTATCTGGGCAGACAACATTTCCATGGAGAATATCATGCAGGGTATTCCTGCATTTGCGGCATTGACCATTATACAGGTAAGTAAGGATGTCTTTCCTGCTGATGATTCTGCCGCTATAACATCGAAGTCGCCAACCTGAAGGCCTCCTTTATCGTCGATCACGGTGAAACCGGTGGGAATCATTGTGTCGGAGGCACCGATGTAGTTTTTCTCAACACGCTCTTTCAGTTCCTTATTTGCATCACGTAACGACCTGACACCTTTCCTTTTCTCTGCATCCTCCTCGAGGACGGTCGATATTTCTTGCTGGACTTCCGTCAATGTCGTCGCAGGATTCGTGCCAAACTCTATAAGTTTCGACCCGAGCGAAAAATAACGACGACGTATGTACAGAGATTCAACTACATTGAAACTATCCTCAAATGCAGATAAGACCGCCTCTGTCGAATAATCTGCAATCTCGAATAACTCCGGGTTCTCCGGTGAAGGGTGGGATATTATATATTCCGAGACTGTGATAATGTTTACATTGGACCCTTCGCTATATAATTTAATGATTATATCGACAACCCTTGATAACTTGGGGTTTATGAACAGGCTTGGCTTGATCCTGTCTGCTACAGAATAGTAGCATTCCTCACTACACAGCAATGCGCCGACAACAAACCTTTCGGCCTGATCATCATGCAACAAACTTCCTTCCATTGGTTAGTTACCCTCTGAAATCCTTAAAAAGTTATTCGGTTCAAATATATAGTCAAAATCAGCAGAGAACCCTGTTTGACCGTTTAGACGGGGATTCTTCATCGCTTTCTCTATCACACCCTTAATCTGACGGAAATGCAGACAATAGGCAATATTGAACAGGACACGCCTTTTTTCTGTTAAACCGTTAGTCATATCGACGGGTGTTATCCCGCTTCCACGAACTTTCATGTTAAAACGCTCCACAAACTGAGGAAAAAGATTAGGGTCTTCAACCAGTTTCGGATTGAAACTGCCAAACGGTACGGCTATATTGTGAGTGTATATTTTTTCGTTCTCCCACGTCCTCTGATTAATGAACGTGGAGAATTGTTTCCTAAACGATTCTTCTGTTAACGCAACGTAGGCGGGAACAAACTCAAAGATCTTCTGTCTTTCATCTGATGCCAGGCTGCACCATTTCTTTACCAAGTCCTTTGTACGACCAACTTTCTTGCCATACAGATTCCAAATATTTTCAAACTGCTCAACTGCGTTAGCATCTGCGTTAGATTGTGCGTTAGTCCTACGTTTGAAACCTTTGTAACTATCACATTTACAAAAAGATACAAATTGTTGTTTTGCGTTAGTGGCTGCGTTAGATTGTGCGTTAGCTATAACATTTTCACGCAAAAGTTTCTGATGTATTGTGCGAACCTGCTGGTATGGTATATTCGTAACTTTTGACACTTTCCTGTCACTAAATTCAACAGTACCGTAATCATCTGCCGACAGTAGTAAATTTATCATCACCAACTGCTCAGTTGGAGAGAATCTTTCCAAAAAAGCGTTAGTAATAGTTATATCCATAGCAACAACTACCTACTGTTAATTAAAGATCTTGTCCTCCTGTTCATCGAGCCACAAGACTTTCTCACCTTACTTAGATAATGAGGATCTTTCTTCAAACCTAAATATCTCGCCTTGTAAGCAACCATGCTGACAGAAATGCAGAGGTGTTTCGCAATCTCCGCATTTGGCGTATCCGGATACAGAACTTTCAGCAATTTCCTTTCTTCTCCCTTATCCATATTTTATATATAAAAAGTTGAGCCGCATGAGGTCAATCACACGGCTCTTGCGACCTGCTCCCACCAAGGGCACATCTTACGATGCTACGCCGAATCGGACGGCATTCCTTCTTACCAAACCTCGGTCAACGAGTCGGAATTAAACCGACATACTTCTTAAAAAGAGAATTGCAGGCTGGCCTCGCCCTACTTTCACTCCTCCCGTACACCAGTGCCGGGACTTGGCTCTGCAACTCTCTTTGTAGTAAAAGAAGATGTCCGAGCCTTCCATCACGCCATGATTGGCATAATGTACCAACGTACCCTCACGGAATACAGCATCTTCTTTTTATAATTCGTACAATTCAATATCTTCTGTGATGCCTTCTAATCTCAGTATTTCTTGAAATATTTTCTTTGCTTGCTTAACAGATTTGATTTGTTCACCATTTTCCGAAGTCAAAACGCCAGTTCTGGTGTTGAGTGTCAAATGTTTATGCAACCTTTTATGTGCTTTTCGAGATAATATGAAAACCGATTTTGGATAGTTGTAGTTCCAGTGGTGACATTCACGACCAGCCAAATCTATTCCAATGTTCCTTAAATCTCGACTAACATTTCTTGCACTACCAACATCAGTCAATGGCATTGTACGACTTCTATTCTTTACATAGCCAAGCCTTCTGTATTTATCCCGTCCACGTTTACGTTCAATATTCATATACTCTTCACTTTCAGACTTCCTTAAATAGCGACAATGAACGTCTTTTTTAGTACAGTCTTTACATTTGTTTAGGTGTCCGTCTGCCATTTGAGGATGAACATAAAAATCAGATATAGGCAAAACACGACCACACTTAAAACATCGCTTTTCTTTCATAATAGTATTCGGGATGGTTATTAAGCCACCCCGAATTTGTCTTGGTCTGAATATGTTTAGGGGATAGGAGTCAGACCTTCGCCTATCCCCTAACTAAACGGGAGATCGTCCGCACTACCACCATTCTGAGGATTACCGTAAGCATCCACCTGTGGAGGGAATGGCTGCTGTACCTGCTGGGATGCAGGTTGCTGCATAGCAGGTTGCTGCTGCATAGCAGGAGGTTGTTGCTGCATAGCAGGTTGTTGCTGCGGCGTGGCAGATACCTCCTGTCCTTCCCTTATAACGTTGTAGCAAGAAATCTTCGCAAACCACCTTCCTTGCCACTCCCTGCCATCAATATTAAAATGGATGGTCAATGATTCACCCATCTGGATATTGAACTGACGCAGCTTGTCTTCACCGAACACCTCAAAAGGTACTCTTCTCGGATATTGCTCATTGGTCTCCAGGACAAACGTCTGTGTCATCCAAGGATTTCCCGTGCGTTGCGACACGCCGCTACTGATCGGCAGTATCGCTATTATTTTGCCTGATACCTCCATACCTTATACCTCTTCTGCCTCGTCGAAATCGTCAGTCTTCGGATTCTGACCGTAGTTAATATCCTTTGCTGCCATATCGTCAACACGGTTGATAATCTCAAGAGCTTTGGCTGCTTTCTCAGACATACCCTGCTTCGGTATCTGCTTGTAGGCACGGTTAATCAGCGTCTTCTTGCACATTTCCGTGTAGTCAGTGACCCAGGGGCTTTGCGTGCCCTTACCGACTGACGGGCTGCGCTTGCGAATACCCTCTATCTCTTCGATAGACATGGTATCGAACTGCTGTGTGCCGTTCGGGTACTTAATCAGGTAGTAGCCACCGAGAATGTCTTCCTTCTTTTTCGCACCCCAAGGGTTCGGCTTGTGAGTGATGTGGGCGTTGCTGCCCTGCTCAATCTCAAAGAACTCACCCTTATAGACAAGGTAGGATTCCATGTCAAGAACCAGTCCCGTATTCACGCCGAAACTCTTCTTGCCCATATAGGAGGCTTGCAGCTCAACCTTACCCTTGTAAGGCACAAGGTATGCGAGTTTCAGTGTCGGGTTCAGTGTCATTCCTGTCAGCACCACATTCTTCAATGCGTTCACGAAATGGTCCGGGTACTGCTGTGCGCACTGAATCAGATAGGGGTTGTTCAACATGGCCTGCGCCGCAAAGTTACACTCACGCTGCAAGTCCTGAACACTCTTTCCGTTCTGCAAGAATGTCTTGTACGGAGCGGTGAAGCAGTTCTGCAACGGCTTTAACTGAGGTGGAAGACCTTGCGAGATCTTCACAAGACCGTCATCACCTTGCGGTGGCAACTGTGCCTGCGCACTTTGTACCTGTGGCTGTTGTGCAACCGCACCTGCTGGAGCCCCAGGCTGTTGTGCTGCGCCAGCAAATGCGTCTTGCTGCTGCGCATCATTTTTCTTCTGTTCTGCCATAATTTTTTATTCCTTTTTATTGTAAAACTTAAAATCGATGTTGAATGCCGGTGCGTCAACCGACATAATCCTATGACCTCTGAATCCCGGCTCGATGAATATTTCGGCACCACGATACTCACCACTCTTCTTGCACTCGATATACTGGTCAAGAAGTTTCTTGAAGATCATCGCACTCGGTCCCACACTCACCATTTCATATTCCTTATTATAGGAATAGGCCCACTGCTCGGCACTCACCATTACAGCGTCGTAAGGCGGTGTCTTCTGCTGGAACACCCAATAGAAGTCCTTCCATACACCACTTTGCTCATGCTCGAAGAACTGATAGAATGCGGCTGATATGCCGTAGCCGAACTTCGTAATCGTCTTGGCGATTGCTCCCGGATGCAGGCTTTCAAGACTGACAGTCTTCCAGTCAACGATCTTCCGTCTCGTCTCTACGTCTGGTCGGAATTTGAACTTGCATCCCTCATATTCAACGAAATGGCTGACCTCCGACTTGCCTTGTCTGAGGATAGTCCTTACCTGATTGGAGGTCTCTCCGCAATTATTCAAGAGTTCATTAACCATCAGCTTGACAAGGGAAACACGATCTTCTGACACAAACTCCCAGTCAGGGTGTTCCTGCCTGACGGCATCGAGGGCTGCGATATACTTTGCCGTATCACGTCCGTATGGCTTTCCCGTCCGTTCGTTGACAGGAGCATCAAACACTCTGTACTGCCTGTCAAACTCCGAGGAATCACCATGTTTCAACAGGCTTTCCATGTAAGCATGATACATGCTGCCAAACTCCAAGGCATCATCGGAGATCGTGAACTCTTCCGGATGCTCATGCTTGTACTTCGCATATTTCGGAGATACCAGGAAATCCTTGATCTGAGTCGATGAAAGATACTGATCATAACCTTCGCCATGATGATACGTCCTATTATCTAAGCCGATAATTATAGGATCTGCTGTAAAATTATTCTTTTCCATAAATAATCACTAATAATAAAAAAGGTTATCCTAATCTCACGATCCGAATAACCTGTTAATAATAAACATCTATATTATGAGTAAAAAAAGTTTTATTGAGATTATAGATATTTAAAGTCTATTCCATGACTGTACTTATCCATGCCTGCTTTTTTGTTTGCAATACAATGGATAGAACTAACAGGAATACGTGTATCTTTAGATGCTTCTGTTAAAGATTGGTATTCTTTAATCTTTCTTCCAGAAAGAGAATAAGAGATTACCTTCTTTAGTCTCTTGCTTCTAAACCTCGTAATAGGGTTGTTTACGTTCTGTGTCTGGGTACACCATCGTAAGTTTTCAACAACATTGTTTGTTTGATTACCATCTATATGATCTATCTGAGGATATCCGTTTGGATTCGGAATAAACGCTAAAGCAACAAGTCGATGAATGAATCGTTGACTGCAACTTGCCTTTGAACCAGAGAATAGACATACTTTATTATAATGTCCGTTTGTTGTTGGATTTAATATTTTTTCTTCTGTAATACATTCACAAAATCCTCTTTTAACCCTATGAGGCAAAGATTTTACACGTCCTTTGTTGCTTACCATATATAAGCCCTCGTAGCCACAAATATCTTTCCACACCTCTCCATGTAAATCTTTCAACTCAATGCTTATCGTACACATATTCAATCAATCGAATAATGATGGTTGTTTGGAATCCTTCTTTTCTACACCATTTACCTCAACAAGAGTAAACTCTATCCTTGGATTGTTCTTGTCAATAAACTTATTCGCGACAATCTTCACACAGTTACGGTCATTCTTGATAGCCTTACAGCCTTGCAAGCAGTCAAGCAAGCCTTTCAGAGAATTATCCAAGTCTGGCTGGTTACTCTGGAAATAGACATCTGCGTATAATTCAAAGAAACCGCTGATATTCTTATTTCTGTAAGCACCACACTGAAGATAGAATTTCTTTTCAAACTCTTTCATGGCCGAAGTCTTTGCAAGTGATCCATGCCCTGCCAAAGTTATTATCTTATAGCAATTAGACTTCGATGGTACTGAACCGTATATAACCTGTTCGTGTTTCATATTCTTTCGTTTTCTAAAATACAAAAATTGTATTCTTTGATAATTTCGTCAATCTGCTTTTTCCTTAGTTTGAACCACTCACCTCTTATTCTATATTTCTTATATCTATTATGCAATTCTTTTTCAATGTCTCTTTGACAAACTGCAAATAAAGATATTGTGGGTTTTATATCACTTGGATTATTAGATAGTTCATAGAATCGGCACAGCCGATAGTCTTCAGCCTTTTTTAATTTTATATAATAATCTTCAGTACCTTCTTCTTCTTTTCTAATTACAATATTTAACCTCTCATAAAAAACACATCCTTTTAGTCGAATATACAAATATAGTGATTTTGTATTGTGACTGATTTTCTTTGAACATATTTTTATTTGTAAATCCATTTCTTTATATTATTATCTCTTTCTGGAGCACCAATTATCACAGCTTATAAAATAACCGGCCTCGATAGCCTCTTCTACTGTGGCGTTTGGATGGTCTGATAACCACTGGCGTAACTGATCCTTGTATGCCATATATATATAATTACAGATGTATATCCATAAGAAACCATCCCGACTTTCACAAGTAAGGATGGTGAAAATGATTATATAAACATAAAAGAGAAGTAATAAAGCCATTTAAACTCTTCCTTTCGTCTAATGAACATACTGATGAATTAACTAAAAGTATGAAGCCCGCCTACTTATCTCAAGCGGACGGGCTGTGGTTAAATTCATCAAACTATTGTACTAACATAACAGCGGAGGGTGTAGGGATCGAACCTACGGTACATTTCTGTACTACACGTTAGCAATGTGCTGCATTACCACTCTGCCAACCCTCCGAAAGGGGCCGAGGAAGTGCGCTACCACCCTCTATCATCCCACGTCATGCGAAACCCAGAGAAGACACAGATCATAATTTTCAATGGATATAAATGTATGGCGGGATTTTTAATTGACATACAAATCGGCCCCAACTGTACTAATACCTATTTATATAGTTGCGGAAGGGTGGGACTCGAACCCACGACCTCCAGTTTATGAGAATGGCGAGCTACCAGCTGCTCCACCCCGCGATGTACCACCGATTTTCACAAACAGGTGGTGAATACAAATACGCATGACAATCTGAAAACCTATTGGATCTTACTAACCCAATGGAATCTGTTTACACTAAAACCTAAGTTATTCTGGATGGACTCGGACCACCGACCTCGTTCCTGTTCCACACGGTACAACGCCCCGTGTGATGGCATGGTTGAACGCGCTCTACCAACTGAGCTACAGAATAAAATGTGCCGCACAATGCGCTACCATTGTTTTAAAGTCCATGACTACGGCTAAAATTCGTATTTAGCCTTCAACTTTTCTTCATGGAGCGTTCCGTTCGTACTTGCTCTTTCAGTATAGGCGGCTTTCTCCCGCCAAGAACTTAACCTACGATCACCTTATACGTCAGGTTTTCGGTTGTAGCAGTTCCCGCTACCGACTCTTCCGAGTGTTGAGACTTACGGCTAATGCAGTGTCCTTCACGCATCGTTGGACTATCACGTAGCCCTTTGAACAAGCCTGCTCTATATGTCATTATGTCGTCTTACCGACCGTCACCATTCAGGAAATCAGCCATCCGTTCGTATTCCCAACGTATTTACCTGACCGGATTCCTTCCTGGATGCTATGTAAGCATCATATTCATCAAACAGCTTCTCAGCATCGAACAACAGACCTGATTGCTGCTTGTCACCGCTTTTCACATAGGAGAACTTATCCTTTATACGCCTTAGCTGCCTTACCGATATGCCAAGATATTCAGAAGCCACCTTCGGAGATACAAGACGCTTTGCAGGTTTCCTGAGATCCCTGTTAGCCTTTACGAACGCTTTCATCCATGCCGTGCTGTTTGACTGCTCTACCACAATCATACGCGCAAGACGCTGTAATTCATTGTCGCTCATCATAAATCCGTCCCCCCTGATTATAAGAAAATAAAAAGACTTATCTCAACTTCCTGTTAGCTTCGTCTGGTGACACGACCTTTATGATAATCGTATGGGTATCACGGTTAATACTGCAGGTATATGTCATCCCGTCCTCACGAGGATACATATTCTTCGTGTATGTAACAAGGTTTTTTGCTGACATACAAGACTTGTAATCCGGGAGCGTGACCTCGAGGGTGCCATCCTTTCCGATAGACCGGATATCCGTTGTTGAGATTTTATCTGCTATCATTTACTTGTTTTTACTAATTTATACTTAAAAATATCGTCAAAAATTTGGCAGATTACGGATAAAATACTAACTTTGCAACTGTTCAAGGTCTGCGAGGTATTGTTTTTACTCCGCCCCCTGCCATTGTTTTTACTAACAACGATGCAAATATAGTAATTTCTTTCGTATGCGTTCGTATAATATTCGTATTTTAACATTAATTTAACACTTAGGGGACATGAAAGACGAAGTAGTAAAGAAAAGGATCGACGAAGCGATCCATTACCTGATAGTAAAAGGTAAGATTGACAGTGATGATGTCCTGCAAGGGATATCAAGGAAACTCAGAAGGAACAAACAGAACGTATGTTCCGCTTTGAGTGGGGACAGAAGATATTTCACGAGCAAGTTCGCAAATGATTTCTGTGAGGCTTATGAATACATCATTTCTCCCGCATGGCTCTTGTACGGAAACGGTGAGATGGTCAAGGAAAAACAAGACAGACCGTACAGCCCTATGATAAAGTACCTTCCGGAAGACTTTGAGCAGAAATTCAAGCCCAGACTGCCGGAATCGGCAAGCAACGGACATATAGAGGAATATACGGGAGGATCACTCATGAACGAGTGCGAACTGCTGCCGCAGGAAATAAGATTCCCGGAATATGACTTTACCATGTTCGTGCGAGGAAACTCCATGAAACCGAAATACGAGAGCGGCGATGAGATCGCATTGAAGAAGTCAACCATACTCGAGTGGGGAAAAGACTACCTGCTCGACACGGACGACGGGATCATGTTCAAGAAAATCTATGATGCAGGAGCTAGTATAAGATGTGTCTCATATAACTCCGAGGAGTACCCAGACTTCCTTATACCGAAATCTTCCATACGCTGTTACTACAAGTTCGTGGGACTTATAAGGATCTAATATAGTGTCAAATAACGTACATTTGTAATACCAAAGTAATACCAGGATAAAAAATTATCACATAAACGATTGATAATAAGCAGTGTCTTCGATTCCCCTATCCACTACTGAAGGGGTTTTAAACCCCTTTTTTTGTATATCTGATAATCAGACAGTTACAGACATAAGTACCTCTTTCCCAAATACATAGGGGAATTGAATCTTCTTTTGCGGATTATCCTATATGTCATATCATTGACCTATATGTACATAATATGTAATACCGATGTAATACCAAAATCCAAAAATGTAATACCACTTATGAATATACCTCAGATAAAGTTTGTCTTCGACAGGAAAAACAGGGCTACCGATACAAGGAAAGGCACCATAGACATGAGAATAACATACAACAGGAAGCAGAAATTCATCGCAACGGGCGTAAGATGCTATCCCGGGCAATGGAGCGACAAGGACGAGTCGCTGATAAAGGGAAAGGCCATGGACGCTGACGAGGCGAATGCCATACTCATAAAGCTCAGGAAACGCATACTTTCCATAATAGGGTCAATGATAGACAGGGACAGCATCGACATCAACGCCATACCGATGCTCATCAGGCAGGATTCCGTTGACATATCCTTCATCGACTATATATATAAAAGGATAAAGGCCAAAAAAGTGACGGATCACACCGTGAAGTCCTATAACACGATGCTGAACAAACTCGAGGAATACGGAAAGATAAGGTTCTTCTCAGACATTACACAGAAGAACATACGCGATTTCAGCGAGTGGCTGCACGGATATTCGGTCAGGTCAACAGACAGGTTCGGAAACGAGGTGAGCAGGAACTATTCACAGGCGACCATATACAAGATAACGAGCAACCTGTCACTCTTTATCTCAGACGCAGTAGTTGACGGGTATGTGAAGGAAAACCCATACGTATCAAAAAGAATGGGCGAGAAGAAGGGAAACACCAGGATAGACCAGTATCTTACCACTGACGAGGTGGCGGCAATAGAGAATGCGGAAATGCCGACAAGGAGCCTTGACGAGGCGAGAGACCTGTTCCTGCTCCAATGCTACACCGGACTCGCATATATAGACCTGATGACATTCGACTTCACAAAATACAAGAACGTCGATAAGGATGAGCTTTGCACGGGGAAACGTCACAAGACCGGGGTTGAGTTCCATTTCGTCCTGACAGAGGCATCGAGGAAGATACTCGGAAAGTACGGATTCATGATACCGAAACTTCCCAACCAGAAATATAACGTGAAACTGAAACTCGTTGCTGATGCGGCAAAGATAGACAAACCGATAACAAGCCACATGGGGAGGAGGACTGCAGGATCTGTATGGCTTAACTCTGGAATACCCGTGGAGATCGTAAGCAAGTGTCTCGGGCACAGTTCAATAGCAATGACACAAAGGGCTTATGCGAAGATACTGGATAAGACGATAGTTGACGCATTCAGAAAACTCAAAGAGAGTGAGACATAGACCCTCACTCTCCACTGACCTGCCTGTCGCACGAATCGAGCAAGTTTGTCTTCTTTTTCATGAACAGATCCATCTGCGTTGACGTATGGTAGAGTTTCTGCAACCCATCCATCAGCTCAGACCTCTTCTCAGTATTGCCGACACAACTGATGCAACTCTCCATCTGCCGCATGATCTCCCTTGACTTCTCAATCCTCGCGGATATCCCCTGCACTATCGACTTCAACGTATCGGAGTTGATGACATATCTGTTCAGCCTACTGAACACGTCCTTGTAGTATTTGCGAACGTCAGATATCTCATCGCATGAATCAAGAACCTCGTTAAACTCATTGAACCGTTCTTCCATGATCTCATAGTTCTGCCGGAGACGGTGAAACTCAACACTCCTCTGGGCATCATACGCCTTGAATTTCCTTATACATTCGTCTTTCTCACCGATGACCTTACGCAGTCGCTTCACTTCTTCTTTAAGGGTAAGCTCCATGCGATAGTTAGGAATGTAGGCTTTCATTTCTTCATCGGACAATTTCTGACAAGATCTTGGTTTCATGACAAAATTTTAATTTTATATCGTTTATTATATCAGTTCAGATACGATTTCCTATGCCTGCGGGTATATTTATTCCTTAAGCTCTAATCTATTATTATTCTGTTCTTTTTTAGGTTCACTGCCCATGATTTACGATTTTAATGTTGCTGTTAGTGTAGCGGTATTCGTTTGACAGACGTATTCTCGCACAACGATTCTCCACCCATACAATAATATTTGTACCTTGCATCATAGCCCTCATGACTGGTGAGTATGTTTCGCCTGGTACGTTGAACTCCGTCATCCGTATTCTCTTTGATACGAGCTTGTGTATTATTGCCTGCTTGACAACCTTCACAGCCTTTCCGTGCTTCCTGTCTATCAGTTGTTGGATTCTTAGATTAGACAAACCGGTATAACCATCGCAGTATGGCTGTTTCAGCATACGACTTTCCCGTTTTCGGGCATCACGTACAGATTTCCTCGTGTGTCCGTCGGTCGCTCTATCATGCGTATCTGCACAGCTTTGCTGGATGCTTATCTGGTTGACGATAATCGCCTCCTCAACTATAGTCCTGACATTACTGAGAGTAAGATGACTGCCGTTCCTATGTTTTGCCTCGACGAAGAAACTCCTTTTTATATTATAACCAAGTTTCTTGTTCCGGCAAATCTTGTTTGCGATAATCCTGTTACCTTCACGCCGCAGGAAACCGTATTTCATTCCGTTCTCAATGACACGTCTCAATGTGTCACTGCCCATGTGGAATATTTTTTTGAGATTACGCTGCGATGTGCCGGTGATCGTGGAATTGATCCGTTCCTGTTTTATCATGATAGCGAAAGCCAAAGCATCAATCCTGTCACGGTTTCCCGCGACAAATCGTAGCATATCCGTTCCTACCAACAACTTTCGCATATCAGAAAAAAATATAGGGAACCTTGAAAAAACCACCATTTTTTTCTCAGTTCCCTAACCTTTATGAAAAGGATATAAATTCATTTACTTCTTTGTCAAGATGGTGGTTTTGACGGTTGCAAATATACATCTTAAATTCGTATTATAATCGTATCGCACTTAATTTTTACGAATTTTATACAAGCATTTACATTTATTTGCCTACATTATAATTGTTATTGTTTTGTAAATATTCGTATTAAATTTGGTATTTTATTCGTATAGTTTGTATATTTGCAGCCGTATTAACGTCTCGTTGGTGGAACTCCGGGATAGGTTTAAGATATTTTTGAGGACATCGGAAGAGGTAGTAGAGTTCCACAATATACTATCAATTCCTTTGCCCTCATTTTTTAATATGCGGGTAAGATCAGAAAAGTATTACGTTATACGCTGTCAGCGTAAGAAGGATGTGAAGGTCATTGAGATTGAGAATGACAACTCTCAGGATGTTGTTTATTTCGTGTGCGACCTTTTCAAGGACAGACTCAAACCGGCAAAGGACGGTAACGGTTCGTACAAGAGGGACATCCCCTACTCTACTCTATCGGTTGCAGAGGTTGACAAGAGAAAAAAGTATGTACAGCAGCTCACGCACGGGAATATATACAACCTCTCTCCTACACAGGTCAAAGAAAGGATTATTAATGCAATCATTCCGCATGAATAGCCGGAGTATTTTCTCAAACATATAATAATAAAGGATCATGAAAGAATTTTCAAAACTTACAGACGAAGAGGTTTACAACCTAACTCCATCAGACATTGATCTGTATAAGAAGTTGGCGTTGGCACAGGAAGGCGTAAAGTTCCCCGTTGAACCAAAGAAGCCTGAGACTGAAAAGGTTGAGCCAGATGTCATGGTCTATACCATTGACGGCATTTCTGAGAAATGGGGTGGACTCTGCTTTGAAAGTATCGAAGATGCAAGAGACTTTGTTGTTCTGATCAAGAAAGCAAAAGGTATATGTTGCAAAACTAATAACGGTTCGTTCAGTTATTCGACAAACTATCTCCAGAAAGGTCTTCCGCTGGACTGGCAAGGCAAAGAGCCTTCTCTGAATATAAGTTCTGAGTTAATCTTCAGCAAAGAGAAGTTTGAGTCTGCAAATAATAGCATCAAAGAATACAATAAGGCCACGGAAAGTTACAACCAAGCACTTGAGAAATACAAGAAGGCTTTGGCTGAAGCGAATGAGGTAACAAACTTCATCGACGAAAAGGTAGAAGCTGTCGTTGAGGATTTCAATCGCAAAATTCGCTTGACTCGTCTGTTTGTCTATGACTACCTACCTGTTGCTGAGAATAACGAGAGTATTGCAATGAATTTCCTCGAAAAAGCATACAATGTCTCTGAGGATGATAAGAAGTACATTCTTGAACACAAGGATGATAAAACAATACGATCATAAGTCAAAACAAACTCCTAAACAATAAAAAGATATGGAACATTTAGAGTCAAAGATGCTGCAAGAGCAGTTTATGAAGATGTGTGCCACTGGCAAACTCTTCCGTAGTAAAGTTACGGGCGACCAGATATGGGTAGCCTATATGCAAGGGTTCGGTGAAGACCCGATCTTCCGTGACCCTGAATCCTCTGTGCATAACTGTAACCAGTGTAAGCACTTCTTCCACCGTTACGGCAATATCGTAGCCATTGCAGAAGACAACACTATTATGACGATGTTTGACGGTGAAGTCAATGACGAATACCGCCAGTCTTTCGCCAACATGAGAAATCTGCTTATTGCTGCACCTGTTGAGAATGTCTTTGTAGAGACTTTCGACTATCTCTATAATGCGGTGTATGAGCGTTGCAACGAGCATAGCGTAATGTTTGCCCTCAACCTCGACCACACCGTGAAGCGTTACACGAAAGAAGAGGCTGAGAAGTTTGGTGTTGTAAAGCTCAACGAGACCAGAACTTTCAACCATTTCTGTGTGCATCTGCCAAAGGAGTTTGTGAACAAGTCACACGATACAGTTGAAAGTATTCAGGCACGTTTCCGCGAAGATAAGAACGTCTTCATGGATGGTCTTGACAAGATTCCTGTTGACACGCTGAAACTGGTTCTCGACCTTATCAACCAAGGCTCTCTGATGAATGCAGAGACAGACAAGTATAAGGTTGTGAAGTTCATTGATTTTGCCACTCGTTATGCCGAAGTTCCTGCTGAAAAGCGTGACAACTGGTGTTGGGTAAACTCTTACAAACTTAATATCGCTCGTTTCAAGAACGAGTTGATGGGTAAGTTATGCTTAGAGTTGGCAGAAGGTAAGGATTTGAACAAGGTTTGTCAGGATTGGAATTTCCGCGTTGATCCCAAGAACTACATGAAAGCGACTGCACCTATCACTCAGCAGATGATTGATAACGCAAAGGCTTTCATTGCTGAGAATGGATATGAAGAGAGTTTCAACCGTCGTTGTGCTACGATTGAGGATATTCGCGTCTGCGACATTCTCCACTGCAATTCTGGTGACGGCAAAGTTAAGCCTGTCTCAATCCTCGACGGTATCAAGCCGACATCGACACGTCACAAGCGTAGCGAGTTCGATGGTGTGGAAGTTGTGAGCATTGAGAAGTTTATGAAAGACATTCTGCCTGGTTGCACATCGGTAGAGGCTTTCCTCCTAAACTCTCACGAAAACAACTTTGTCACGCTGACCTGTCCTGCTGATCCTAAATCTCCAAACAAGCCTCTCTTCAAGTGGGGTAACAACTTTGGTTGGACGTACAACGGCAATCTTGCAGGAAAGTCAGAGATCAAAGAGGCTGTCAAGGCTGCAGGTGGTTTCGTAAATGCACCATTCCGATTCTCTATCATGTGGAATGAAGACGGACGTTCTATCTGCGACCTCGACGCTCATGCAGTAGAGCCTACTGGTGTTGAGATATACTTCGGTAGTCATAACATAGACAAAGGAGAATCAAAAACAAGTCTTGGCGGTTGTATAGACATTGATATGATACGTCCTACTCATGTAGGTGTGGAAAATATCTTCTGGGATGAACCAGAGCGTATCAAGGATGGTGCTTACTATTTCTTCATCCATAACTACGATGGCCGTCACAATACGGGCGCAAAGGCAGAGATCGCCTATGGCGACGAAGTTTTCACTTATCTTATTGACCATGAGTTGATGGGTAAAGTTGACATTGCCACCGTACACATCAAGAACGGTGTAATCGACCACATTGACCAGTCGAAGTATCTGGTTGACGGAAGTGGCGTAAGCAAGGAGATATACGGGCTTGAAACCAACATGTTCCATAAGGTCAACTTGGTTTGCCTCTCTCCGAATCATTGGGATGGCTGTGTAGGTAACAAGCACTACTTCTTCATGCTCGACGGTGCAAAGTCGCCTGAGTCAATCAGAGGCTTCCACAACGAGTTCCTGCGTCCTGAACTGCTTGAGCACCGTAAGGTGATGGAAGTCCTTGGTGCTACCCTAAAGGTTGAGTCAACTGACAAGCAGCTCTCTGGACTCGGTTTCAATGCCACCGTCCGCGATGAGGTCATACTGCGTCTGCAAGGCTCTCATAAGCGAGTTATTAAGGTTCAAATCTAAACATTTTACAGTTATATGAAACTATTCTTATTTGATTTAGAGACTACTGGAACTGATGCCGTCAAGAACGGCATACACCAAATCAGTGGTAAGATCATTATCAATGGTGAAGTCAAAGAAACTTTCGACTTCAAGGTGCGCCCGAAAGAAGGTGCCGTGTACGAAGAGAAAGCACTGGAGGTTGGCAAGGTTACGAAAGATCAGTTGTTAGCATACCCTGCCATGCGAGAAGTGTATGCGAAGGTCATTGCCATGCTGAATAAGTACGTCAGCAAATATGACAAATTTGACAAGTTCTTTCTTGTCGGCTACAACAATGCGCACTTTGACAATCAGTTCTTCCGTCAGTGGTTCGCTGACAACGGCAACAAGTATTTCGGCTCTTACTTCTGGAGTAACAGTTTCGATTGTATGGTGCTTGCTACACCTGTGTTAGCGGAAAAGCGGCACAGAATGAGTGACTTCAAACAAGCAACCGTTGCGAAAGAATTAGGAGTTGTTATAGAGGATGAGAAATTACACGATGCCTCTTACGACATAGAGTTGTGCCATGCAATCTATGACAAGGTTTGCGGAAAGTATTAACTCATAATGGTGTAGTGGCGGAATCAGACGCTAAGTTATCTGTGCGACGGACACACCACAACTCCGTGGACGGCGGCTACCAAAACTAACCCGAAAGGGGAGTGTGAATCCACTATAATCTTCTTCACAGATATAAGGAGTATGCTGAATAAGTATTGTGAGTAACCAATCTCACCTACACCATTTAATTCTATTTACGATATGACAAGGGAAGAAGTATTCAATCGCATTGCTAAGCAGGTCGGCAAACAGCCGATCTCATGCAACTGCAGGAAATGCAGAGAAATGTGCCAACGCACTCCATGTTTGGGAACACCGCAAGACATCCTGGCTATCATCAATGCCGGTTATATTGATAAGGTCTGCTATACCGAATGGGCAGCAGGAATGTTCTTTGGACATATTACGAGACCAATAGATATGGTTCAGATTAAGTATAAGGGCAATGGGGATGATGGTGAATGCGTATTCTTCCACGACGGAAAGTGTGACTTGCACGAAAGCGGCCTAAAACCGACTGAAGGCAGACTTTCGCACCACGACATTTCTGTTTTAGAACTTCGGAAAGAGTATAATCTTGCCTATCAAGTCGCAATAGAGTGGTGCAAGGAAGAAAACTTAGACGTTATTCGTGAGATAGTAAACAAAGTTATGGAACACTTAGATAAGAGAAAATGAAAACAACAGATTGGGCAGAGAAAGAATGTAGAATTGCCTGCAAGAAAGAGAATCCAGACTATGACTTCGACAGTAATGAGTTTGATTATGGCTGTTGCTGTTATAAATCCGCATTGAAGGCATACAAAAGTCTGTGCGAAGATAATCATAGTGGAGCAAGTTTCAGCTTCACAAAAGATATTCTCATTCGGCTGATGGATGGTCAACCACTGACACCTATAACGGACAATGACTTCCCAAAAGTAGAATACGACCCGGAAGATGAGTGGCTAAAAAGACGACAACTGAAGTCCTCTATACAATGTCCTCGTATGTCAAGTCTGTTCCGTGAAGAGACTTTGGACGGTAATGTTTCGTACCACGATATAGACAGGGCTTACTACATCAATATTGAAGATCCATCTGACACCTATATGACATGGACGGGATTCATCGACGATATGTTTCCTATCACTATGCCTTATATGCCAGAGACAGGTAAGTATAAGATTTATGCACAGTCGTTCCTTACAGACAAAAACAAAGGCGACTTCGACACCAGGGGCATACTCTATGTTATCACACCGTCCGGCGAAAAAGTTGACGTTGGGATCTATCAGCATGAGGAAGACAGCCATAAATGGGTTGACATAACGAAAGAGGAATATGAGACATTGCTTTCACAGCGCATCGACGAAATAAGCGCAAAAGTGGCTCGTAAACTCATTTGGACTCTTGTAAGTAACTCTGGAAGTAAAGATGAAATTGAACTAAAGGAGCGCGGCTTCAAGGCTATGGATGAGATCTATAAGGATTTCATGTTTACAACTCTCACATCGGAGTGTAAGTTTTTCGACAATCCAGACAACTGGCAGTACAACACATTTCATGTCCGTCAGGCTTTGGTAAATGGAGAAACGGAAGAGTTCAAAGATATTACAGAACTTGTCTCGATCTCAAGATTCCTGCAGATACAGAAAAAAACTATTCGCGCATTAGGATTTGAAAATCTGTGACGGAATAAGGAAACGTAACTCTGATAACGATAATGCAGACTAAAAATTATGGCATTAATAGACAACATTGAGGATCTGATTCAGGACATTTCGGTGTACGAAGCAATGTTTCCTGATTCATACACGAATTACGACTCAATAAGACAGACTCTCGACGGACTGGAAGACAAACAGAGTAGCGTTTTCGGTATTCAGGTATCTTCTGAGTGGACGGAAAGATGTTACGAATTTGAAAAGAAAGAAGTTCTTGGGGTGACTTTTTTCAAATATTTAGGTTTATCAAAGTGTTAGTTTTTATTTTAAATAAAGAATTATGTCAGACAATAATATGATGAGTCTTAGTATTGACAAATCAATGCTGACTCCCGTGATAGAACAACAGGTCAAACTTCTTATGACCGAAGTTATGGGCGGCAAGGATGCTATCATAGATAAAATTATCAGTGGTGTCCTTAAAACAAAAGTTGACGGGAATGGTAATCCAACGACTTGTAGTAACGGCAAAACATTCTTTGAGTGGCTTCTGATTGATGAAGTTAAAAAAGTCGTGGTTGAAATCTTGCATGAGGAAGTTGAAGATAGGCGTTCTACCATCAAACAACTTGTTAGAAATCATATACAGAGCGACAAAGGTTCTCAACAGATTGCTGACGCATTGATAGGTGCATTGGCATCTACTATTGATAACCCTTATAAATGGAAGTCAAGTGTAGAGATAAAATTTGAAAAGGATAAACAGTATTAATAATTAAACTTTCAGAATTATGGAAATTTTCAAGAAAGCAAGCAAAAAGAAACTACGTTTCTCCACCAATCGCGGTGTTCTTTCAGTTGAACAACTCTGGGATTTGTCGAAAGACGAGATCAGACAGTTAGTAATCAAAGCCCGTGAAGCAGCGAAGAAGTCTTCCGGCGAGGTCAATGACAGCGAACTTTCGTTCCTCGATGCTCCTGCCAAAACAAAGGCAACGGACGATGAACTGCGCTTTGAAATCCTCAAAGATATCTATCTTACAAAGAAGTCTGCCGAGGAAAAGGCACAGAAGAAAGCCGAGGTTAAGGCAAACAACAAAAAACTTCTTGAACTTATCGCCCGCAAACAGGACGAGGCTCTGGAGAAGAAGTCTATCAAGGAGTTGGAGAAGATGCTGGAGTCCGAGGAAGACGACGGCGATGACGATGCTTAACATTATTTTTTCACTTAATCAATAATAAAATCATGGAAGAAAAGAAAACAACGGGTATCTTAGGTTCTACCCTCAAACAGACCTTTAAGCAGATTAAGGACTCGCGCATTGATGCAATGCTCGAAGATTCCGAGTTGAAGTATCGCCGTCAGATTGAAGACGTTTGCGCGAAAGTACGCCAATGTGACCGTGATCTGGAAGATGCCATCCTCGACATCTTGCCGACCAACGCAGGGCAGGGCATTTCGCCAAGCGCGTTCGACGCAGACAAGTTGATGAACAATCGTATCAGTACGCTCATTACGCGCCGTGAGCAGTCCGTCCGGCTTGGTATTCTCGTAAATGACTACGAGACGCTTTTCGGAGAGTACCCCGACATGAGTAAGGTAAAGCCTTATCTCACTCCTGAGTGGAAGTCCAACATCATCAAAGAAACGAAGGAGGGCTAACTCATGGGTGGCGGTAGTTATTCGTATATGTCCGCTCATGCTCGTAGCACAGAGCGAACAAAAACTTACTCACATCTGTCCGATTCTGCGGCCATGGAGAATGCTTTCACGCAAAAACGCATTGACCCGGAAATGGTGATCAACGGCAAAGTGCGAGAGAGCCGCGACTCACAGGAACACCCTAATTCGTTTCCGATCATCATTGCACTTGACACTACGGGCAGCATGGGGCACATACCGATGGACTTGATCAAAGGATCATTCCCCGAGATAATGAAGTCCATAATTGACGCTGGTATTCCAGATCCACAAGTCTGTTTCGTTGGTGTCGGTGACTGTTACTTCGATGATGCGCCCGTGCAGTGCGGTCAGTTTGAAAGTAGTGACGAACTCATGGAGAAATGGTTCCAGAAAGTATATCTGGAAGGTGGCGGCGGCAACAATCCGGGTGAGAGTTACAACCTTGCATGGTATTTTGCAAGCAGACATACAGTGACAGACTCCTGGGAGAAACGCCACAAAAAAGGTGTACTGATTACGATTGGCGACGAGCCATGTCTTGCAGAGATTCCTCAGAGCAACATAACAGGGTTGTTTGGCGACGGAGCACAGTCTGGCATCCTGTCTTCCACCCTCATAGAAGAAGCAAGTGAGCAATGGGAACTCTATCACATTCACATGGGAGACCATCCGATGTACAATTCAATTATCAGTAGATGGCGTGGATTGCTTGGGAAAGACCGTGTTGTTGTACTTCCTCGTAAGAACTACAACCTCGTTCCCGTCATTTCGTCCATCATTATGAACGTTTACAACGGCAGTTCCAACGCTACAGCGGAAGTAACGGCAACACCAATGAATGAACAAAAGATTACTCTCTGATGAAGACTCAAATTGTTCTTGGAACATTCTTCGGCGACGAAGGTAAAGGCTCTACGGTTCAGTGGCTTTGCAAAGAAGCCATTGACCGTGGGGAAAAGCCTATTGTTATCCGATTCTCTGGCGGTCAACAAGCAGGACATCGTATCATCTGTAACGGCATAGAACATGTGTGCAGTTTGTTTGGTAGCGGTGTACTACTTGGTGTTCCAACGTATCTTGACCGCAATGTTATTGTTGATCCAATCTGTATGTACGAAGAGTATCAGCAGTTGGTGGCGAAAGGCGTTACGCCCATTGTCTATATTCATCCTCAATGCCGTGTAACAACCCCTTACGATGTGAATGCAAACGTGAAAGATGAGAGAGTCCTGGGTCACGGTAGTTGCGGAATGGGTATCTTCCATACTTTCAAACGTTGCGAAGACGATGATAAGAAAGACCCGTTCGAGAGACTGTATAACGTCATTATCCTTGACGCTTTCGATGACCCGAAAAACTATCTCAATCAAGTCAGGGCTTACTACGGATGCGAGACCATGAACGAATGGGAAGAAAAGTTTATCGCTTGCTGTCAGTGGCTAC